TCTGACTATCTCAGAAATGAGAGGCCAGCGGAACCAGACCGACGCTTCGAACCTTCAGGTGCGTGGAGGAGGTGGTCTCGTCAGAGACTACACTCCTTTTGCGCAAAGAATACCCATTTGTGGTTTTCTTTCCTGCAAGGCAAGAGAGCGGCGGAGCAGGTGTCTTCGGATATTGTTCTTGAGAACTTCCAGAAGCACCGTGCTCAGATGCTCAGCCCAGACCCTATTGGGTCAGGCGATCAAGATCAGGATTGGTTGGATTCCCTTGTGGAGGAGATCCGACCGATCCTATCCCGTGTCTCTTCCAAGTTGAAAAGGAAGTATCTTCGAGTGTACCAAAAACCCGAAGAACATACCTATTCAGCCTCGGAACACGCTTCCCTTGAATCCGGTCGAAAGACCGGAGGACAGAAGGCGTATCTCCGAAGTTTGGAGGAGAACTGGGACCATCTTGAACGCCCGGGAGACCTGGTTTCAATGACACATCATATCGGGTTGAGGGTGAAAGGTCGAGACCTTTCGGTGAACCCTGTTACCGAGATGCGAGTTGAAACCGCCCAACGTAGCCAACTCACGGAATCCATCCGTCAGTACTCCCGCAGGGAGACCCACCGCGTAGAGCGGCCGCGCCTTGAGGCGCGAGTAGAAGCAGTCCTTGAACCTTTTAAGGTTCGGACTATTTCGAAGGGACCTGCAGTGGAGTATGACGGTGCGAAACCGATGCAGAAGGCTATCCACTCCATTCTCCGAAGGATGAAACCCTTTCGGCTGATCGGACGCCCATTAAGGGTATCCGACCTTACGGATATCCGTGAGGCCCAACTCCGGTTCTCACCGGATCCGATCGAGGAGGATTGGCTGTCGATTGATTACTCGGCGGCCACCGATGGTCTCTCCGCATCGCTCTCTCAGGCGATACTGGAAGAAATCCTCGGACCATTGAAGCTAGAGAATAGTGGTTACTACCACCTTCTCATGGCAACCCTGGCTCCTCACTTGATCACGTACCCCGAAGTATCGGGGATACAACTGGATCCAGTGGAACAACGGAACGGTCAGCTGATGGGGTCTCCCCTCTCCTTCCCGGTTCTGTGTCTGGCAAACCTTGCACTTTACCTCCGGGTCCGTCGTGAGACGAGGCCTGGGGTGAAAATGAAGGATCTGCTAGAAGCAGTACTCATAAATGGAGATGACATGATCTATGTGGGTAACCACAGAGAATGGCTTCTCCACCATAAGTATGGAGCCGAGATGGGGCTGGCGATGAGTCCTGGAAAGGCTTATCGTCACCCTATTTATGCGAACATTAATAGTGTTTGCGTCCATCTCGATCTCCACCGGAAAGGATCCAGCCCGAAGGTTATCCCCTTCTTCAATGTTGGCCTCTTGCTCGGGAACCATAAAGTCCTCGGCAAGGTTGGCGACAAGGATGGAGAGGAGGACCCTCGTCCTGTCTCTGCAACCTTTAACGAGGTTGTCAGAGGAGCACTCCCTGGTAAACAGAGAGATGTTGCACGGATGTTTATGAGCATCAATGCACAGGAGCTCCGAAAGGAGGGGCGTGGACGGAATCTCTTCCTACCGACGTCTGTCGGAGGACTCGGCCAGGAGCTGCCACTAGGTCTTCGGACCAAAGTGACAGATTCCCAGTGGGCGCAGTACCAGAAGATTCTAAAGGAATCTCCTTGGCTTGCACCCGGGCAGAGACCCTTCTTAGAAGGGTATGAGATCCCGGAGGTCGAGGACGTAGTCCTCGATCCGTTGAAGTGGAACCCGAAGTTCGACTGGGAGGGTTTGCAACCAATTCCGAGGTCAGGGGGGCACCGTAAGGGTGCTACCATTTTCCAAGGTTTGGTGGCTCACTCCTCCAGCCTGAACTAAGGGTAGTTGGCGACCAGAAGTGGGTGTTACTTGGCCACGAATAAGTGGTGGCCTAGAACGTTTCCGCACTGCCGGTTGGTCTCCGGAATGTGCCCGGATCATTTAGTCGTGATCTGAGTTCCAGTGTGGTGTAAAGACTTACGTAGTAAGGCTCTACGGAGCCGGAATCCTCGAACGACTGCACGGGTCTACAGAAGGGATGTGAAGACTCACACCTTTTGCAGATGGTCCCGCAACAATGGCGCGCGGATCAGAGATAGATAAGCTGAGCTATCCACCATCTGACTCATCTCTTTCTGGACAAGTAACATGAACAGTCTACCCCCTTACAAGGGTGGGTCCACGATAATTGTATAGAAATGACTAAACGAAAGAACAGAAACCCTCAATCCAATCGAGGCCGTAAAGGCCCGATTCGAATGAGTGACTCCGGCATGACCGGAGCCCCTGCTGGAGTGTCCGAAGACCTTCAACAGTTTACCAAGTTCAAGCCCTCTGGAAAAGACGGTGCATTGATGATGCACACCTGCGCGGCGATCTTCAATATCTTGAAGGCGCAAAATCACGTAAGTGTGGGAGCGGCCCTCTCGGGGTCCGAATCCCAATCCGTCTCGGTCCAGCTGAACTTGACCGATCCTGCGGGGTTGTCGTCGAGTAGCACAAAAGCTTTCAACGGCTACCTCTCGCCCATCTTTGACCTGATTGGCAGTGCCTTTGTGAAGTACAGAGTGAGAAAATTGATTTTCCACTATGAACCACAAGCGTCTGCCACTGATGGCCAACGGATGGTCTTTGCTTTTGCAGCAGACCCTCTGCATCCAGTTCTGTGGAACTCCACATTGCCGGATCAGAATGACCTCCTGGCCCTAGCCGACTCCATTGCATTTATGCCTTGGAGAGGCTGGTCCATGAATGTCTCATCGAAGGTGAGTAAGAATGAATTCTACACATTCTCCGATGCGTCTACTACCGTCACCGAGTTCGTCGAACGATTCTCGGATTTCGGTGTGATTTCATGTCTCACCGACTCCGTGAACCAAGCTTCGGATCTCGCTGGCGGTGTGCTTTACATGGAGACAGAGATAGAACTCATGGAGTTCTGTCCTATCACCGCGACCCGTCCCTCCTCTCTTCTGAGATTGAAGGACAAGGCTGAAAAGCACGCAGCAAGGAAAGGATCGAATCCCGGGGGTCGCCCACAATGGGAATCCGGTGTTTCTTCTGAAACACCCAAAACCGCAGTGGGGACGACCTCTGAGACCCTGGCTGATGTCGACCCCGGGCTTCTGCTTGCCATCAAGAAGATGATTCAAGATGGACAGCAGACAACCACGGGTGTCTAAACTGACAGCAGGGGAACTGGGTTACTAACCCGGTTTCCGTTCCGAGCAGGCTGGACGAGAAGTCGTCCTGGGGCTTTACGACCCCCCTCCAGCCGAGTGTCACTGGCCAAGTGACTGAACATTTGCTCCACAGGCTTTGGCAACCTGAAACCATGGCAAAGTGCCGCCATGGGGAGCTTAACTCTTCTGTATCCATTTAGGATGAGTCTGACCCCTAGAGGGATCTTCATCCTCACTTGAACAGAACCAACTCCGTAGCCAGTCAGCGATGTTAAACAGCACTGAACTGACCAACGAAAGTGCAGGCAGTAGTCTCACCTACCCTAGTCCGAGGACGTGTGGGTATTTGGGGCGAGGCCGGCTTTCTGGACGATCAATGCCTAAGGCAAACGTCCTCTATTGAGGACGCCTGAGACTGCTCTCGGTTAGAGCAGTTTCAAGCTTTAGGCAGGGTTGATAGTAATTCAAGCGAGACGTGAACATTCACTCAGTGATGGGCGGTGGTGAGAGTTATAAACTCACCACGGGAGCATGAAAATTTTGTAATTTTTATGTTGTTTATGTATTTCATAAACTCCCATGGGACCAACCATCCCGTCTACTTTGTAGATATTCACATCCTGGACACGTGAAGAGTGGCC